ATTCAACAGTTGATTGGTGCGATACTTGTGATTTACGGACGCTTTACCGCCACCACGCCTTTGGGATTTAAGAAATAACTGCTTTACGACTATCCATTATCGCTGATTATGATAATTTTTTGCCTAACGGATTATCATCGACTTACCATTATGTAATAAACACGAAGCTATGGAGTGTTCAAGATGTAAATTTTTAAAGTATCTCCAATCCTGCCAGCAAGAAATTATTAATGCAATGGAGGAAGAATTGAACCGAAAAATAGACAAAGCCTTAGCTGAATATCACGGTACAGGTAATGGCAATGGAGTGGATATTAACGATTTAATTAATTAACCAACTAAAAACCTATGAACAAACAACAACACCAAGTAACCGACCCTAGCGCTTACGAAATGTGCTTGCGGAACAAAGACCCTGGCAACGAAAAATACACCAAAACAGAATTAAATGATTAGTAATTTCCCTCTGCTCTCAATAAAGAGCAGAGATAAGATTTTTAACCCCTCTCACAAGAGGACAATAAGGAGTAAATATGAAAAAAGCATTAACCAGAAACGACAAAGAACTCTATTATTATAATAATGGAGTTAAAAAAATCATTGACCCAAACAATAAGGCGACTTATCCCAGCGACCTGTCTGGAGTAATATCCGGCGACCTGTATGGCGATATCAGCGACCTGCGTGGCGTAATATCCAGCGACCTGCGTGGCGTAATATCCGGCGGCGTGTCTGGAGACATCAGCGGCGTGTATGGCGTAATATCCGGCGACCTGTATGGCGATATCAGCGACCTGCGTGGCGTAATATCCAGCGACCTGCGTGGCGTAATATCCGGCGACCTGTATGGCGATATCAGCGACCTGCGTGGCGTAATATCCGGCGGCGTGTATGGAGACATCAGCGGCGTGTATGGCGTAATATCCGGCGACCTGTATGGCGATATCACGGGAGTATATGGTCCGGCAACTAGTTGTATTGGTGATATTGATATTTGTGAATTAACCGAAGAAGAAAGGAAAAATGGAGTAAATATTGACGATTTAATTAAATAATTAACCAATCCCCTCGGAATTAAAATTTAGATAACCCCTCTCACAAGAGGACAATAAGGAGATATATGAAAAATGCTAAAAACTGTAAACATATAAATACCTACAAAATTAAACGATGTTATGATTGTAAAGATATTATCGATGATAGAGAAATTATGGCAGTAGAATGTGAAAAATGTAAATTTATCTGCGCTTTAAGATATAAAAAATCAAATCATATAGTTTCTATGACTTGGAAAAAAGGATGTCATCAAACAGGAGTGTCAAAAAAATATCCTAAAGCAATCGCTTTTTATTGTTCTAAACATTAACTCCCCCTAAGGGATAAGGTGAAGGGAGATATAAATTTATGAAAATATATCTAATAATGCACAATGGGTCGCCTCAATGGTATAAATTAGAAAGCTGGGTTGATATTGAGAATGTTGATAAAAATGGTATTTGCATTAAATCTGTTAGGGCTTTTACAAAAAAGAAATACGCCAAAGATTGGTTGAAAAGTAAAAATTGGAAACATCTTGTAATTAGATCAGCGACTATTAATTAACTCCCCATAAAAAAATATCAAATAATATATGCTGACCCTAAACGAAAATAAATCTATGCACCCACAAAATGAAACAGCAGAAAAAGCGGAGAAAGAAAAGAAATGTGAAGTATGCGGAGATTGCGGTTATCTTAATGAGTATATGGGGCAATATGAATGGTGCGCTAATTGTGAACCAGAGAATTATAAACTGCAACACGAACAAGTTTTAACACAAGAAACAGAAATTCCTTTTTAACCTTAACTAAACCTATGAACAAACAACAACACCAGGCAACCAACCCCAGCGCTGACGAAATGCGCTGGTGCAAGGAAAGAATAGTTATGTCAAAATTATATTACACATGGATATTTTAGATAAGATAATTGAAAAAGAAAAAGACAGGAAGAGTTTGGATGAACCAACTTATTGTCCAAAGTGTGAAAAAAAAATGGAAGGTGAGATTGTTAAAAGGAATAATAGTGGTCGTTTAATGGGATTTTTAGAATGTAAAGATTGTGGAATTAAGATAATGATTTAATGTATAAAATAGAAGACATAACAAATAAAATCTTGCTGGGATTATTATGATACTAAAACTAGGCAGACCTTAATAAACTAATTAAATAAAATCTATTTCGCCCGGCTTGATTGTTTTGTCTTCCCGGGAATATACAGACGGAAAAATAGCAGGCGAAACCATTGGACAGGACAAGTGAATCTGTAACCGGTTACAGGTTCGCCTCCTCCCTTTATTTGTGGAGGTTTTTATTAGCGTTGTTTTAAAAATGAGCTGTGGATAATTCAAATTTGCCATAAACTTTTAAATATGTTAATATATAAGTGTTAGACTTTGGTGGTGTAATAGCTAAATGTCAACAAATAGCGAACAATTTACGATCAGCATGTCAAAATTATTAATAATGGGATAATTAAAGTTATTCTTTTTTTGTTTTTGACGTTCTCTTCTTGAAAGATAAATAAACTTTTAAATAGTCACTAGCTTTAAAAAGGTAAGCTCCCGAGCAGGGAGCATTAAAAACAATCTTATGAAATTAAATCTAAATGTTTCCTTGAAAGGTTTTTCGGAGGAAGAATTAAAGGATCAAAACGGCAAGGTTAGAACTGTGGCCAGCTTGTGCCTGGATGCTTTGCTCGCTACATATACCAATGAATTAATAGACGGAGCGGAAAAAATAATTAGGTATAATCTAGCGCTAAAGTTAAAGGAAGATGCTAAAATTCCGAAGTCCGGCGAGATTAATTTAACCGCTGAAGAAATAACCAAGATTAAGGAGCTCGTCGGTAAGATGTATCCTACTCTGGTTGTTGGCCTTATTTATGAATTATTAGAGAAATAATAAAATGCCATAAGCGGCTATAAAAGAAATGAAAATATGCCAGCACCAAAAGGAAATCAATATGCCGTGGGTAATAAAGGCGGCAGACCGAGATTTATTGAATTGGAAGATTTGCCAGCTTTCGGATTAGAAATGCTTAAATGGTTTGTAGGGCAAGTCAACAAAGGAAATTTGCCATTTTTTAGTAAATTTTCAAGAGAAGTGGTTGGAGTATCAGAGGAAACTTTAATTAATTATTGCGAACAAGATAAAGACTTTTTTGTATCATATAAAAAATGTAAAGAGATACAAAAAGAATTTTTAATCAGTTTAGGGCTTTCAGGAAAGGTTAATCCGACTTTCGCTATCTTTACCGCTAAGAATATTACCGATATGAAAGATAAACAGGATTTTGACATATCTTCATTAGGTCAGAAGATCGGCGTAGTAACTCTTCCTGTTAGAAATAACAATGAAATACCATTGGCAACCGACATTAAAACAACAAGAGGCGCTGGTTAGAACTGAATTTGAAATACTTTATGGCGGCGCTAGAGGTGGAGGGAAGACTGACGCGGGGATGGCTTGGTTATTATACGATATTGGACATCCTCATTTGAGATGTTTGGTAATCCGCCGTAATGCGAAAGATTTAAACGATTGGCTGGCAAGAGCGCGAGAGATGTATAAGCCAACTGGTGCGAACTTTGTCGGGAGCGAGATACGATTTCCTAAAGGAGCGGTGTTTGTTCTTGGACATTTAGCCGATGATAACGCTTATGAGCAATATCAAGGCCACGAATATCAGCGAATGCTGATTGAAGAATTAATACAGATACCCACGGAAGAATTGTATCTTAAACTGATTTCCAGTTGTCGTTCCACTATTCCGGAACTTCGGCCGCAGATATTCGCTACGACGAATCCAGGAGGCCGTGGGCACAGTTGGGTAAAAAAGCGATTCGGCTTAAGCGGATTCACGGGCGAAATAATTAAAATAACCGATAATGTAACCGGCAGGACCAGAGTATTTATTCCAGCGAAAGTGGATGATAATCCGTACATAACGAAAAACGATCCTGACTACATAAAGTTTTTAGATGGTTTGCCCGATGGATTAAGGCAAGCTTGGCGCGAAGGAAGTTGGCAAGATATTGAGATTAAGGGCGTGTATTACTCCCAGATGCTGGCACAGGCCAATACAGAGGGTAGAATATGTGATTTGGAGTACGATTCCTCGATGTTGGTTCATACGGTTTGCGATTTAGGAGTCGGAAAACAATTAGCGCTAGGATTTTATCAAAAATATGGCAGGACTATCGGGATGATTGATTTTTGGGAAGGGCAGGAACATGACGGTTTGCCTCAGCTTAAAAAAGCGATGACTGATAAGCCTTACGCTTACGGCAAGCATTTTGCTCCTCACGATATAAACCAAACGGAAGAAAGCTCGGGAAAAACGAGATTAGACTCGGCTAAAGAATTGGGGATTGATTTTATAAAAATACCTAAACTAGGCATTAATGACGGTATTGAAAAAGGCCAGATTGTATTTTCAAGATTATTCGTAAATAAAATAAGGTGTGAAAAGTGGCTGGAAGCAATGCGGAATTATAGGGCGGAATGGGATGAAGATAGGTTAATTTATAAGCGAGAACCGGTCAAAGACTGGACTAACCACGCCGCCGATGTTCATCGTTATATGGCGTTGATTGAAAAGCAAATGACCGGCGAAGATATTAATTACAATGAAATTATCAGAAATCAAAAAATCAGGCAGGATTACGGTTGGCAGCATACCAAGTGAAGATATAAAAGAAAAATTAAACGCTCCTTCCCTAACTTTACTTGAGATGTTTGAAGAAAGCAGTAATCCGCAATTTAAAGAGCAGGAAGAGCTTGAAAAGATAAAAGAAAACTACGGTTTTCAAAATTTCAAATAAATGTTTATAAAACAAATCCAATCCGAGATATTAACTTATACTGAAAATAAGCAACAAATTTTGCCGTCTTACAGTTTTTCTCAGTATGAGTTGGTGCAGGATATTATGATGTTCCAGTCCAATAAATATTATTCAGGGAACATTGATTCGCAGAAAAATTACAAGTTTTGGACTGATATTATCGGTCCAAGACTTGACAGCGAGATTAAAAACATAGATTTTGACACTAAAGACATAATACTGTATTCCGATAATCCTAAAGATTCTACCGGCGTATTTTTGGCCAATTCGGAACTTAAACAATATCTAAAAACTACCAGCCAGGCCGAAATATTGAATGAAGCTGTGGAGCAATTTTCAGCGTTTGGCAATGTCGTTTTTAAGAAAGTAAAAAATGGTTATATTCTATGGGACCCGCTTAATTTTTATATCACCAATCTTTCCGCCCGCACTTTGGATCAAACCAATGTCATTGAATGCCAAGAAATGAATGTGTCGGAATTGGAAGCGCATAGAGGCATTTGGGATAACGATGTTTTGGATAAAGTGATAAAAGAATGCCAGATTAAAGGCAGGGCCACGACTGAGAAAGGAGTAAGAGAAGATACAGAAAATATCTATTATAAAATTTACGAAAGAAATGGAAATATCAGTCTATATGATTTTAAGGAATTAAGGGGCGGAAAAATTAAAGATAATGATAAAGAAAAGTTTATTTTGGCTAAACTTATATTAGCCGGCATAGGCGACGGTAAAATTTTAAAATCCGGCAATGAAGACAACAAGCAGAATGAAGAGTTTTATCTTCTTTATTCTGGAAAATTAAAAAAAACGCCCTATATTGAAGCGCATAGAGGCCGGTATCAAGGCCGATGGTTCAGGACAGGATTGTATGAATTGTTAATGGACACTCAGATAGCGATTAATTACAATGTCAATGAAATCAGACAAGCATTGGAATTTGGAGCTAAGCAGATATTTAGAAGTTCCGATACGCTGATAGCAAAGAATATTTTAACCGATATGGAACGGGGCGATGTGGTGAAGTCATCTGATTTGCAACAAGTGATGACGCATTTTCCGCAGATCAATGAATGGGTAGTGGAATATAACAGACTTATCCAATTAGCCGATAGATTGGCAAATTCATACGAAGTGGCCGCCGGTGAAACTATGCCTTCGGGGACTCCGTTCGCTCTTAGCGCCATGCTTAACCAAAATGTCAATAAGCTGTATGATTATATCAGAGAAAAACTAGGCATCGCTTTGAAGAATGTTTTTAATGAATGGGTAGTGCCGAATTTAATTAAGGAAATTAAAGTAAAAGATATTTTAAAACTGACTAAAGATCCCTCATACGTGAAAAGATATAAAGATATGCTGGTGGATAGTTGGTATTTAAATAATCTTTTAGCTATCGGTCCGCATTCGTCGGAAATCGCCTTAATGTTAAAACAAGGTGTTAGGGAACAATTGAATAAAAAAGAAGATTTTTATATCAAGAATGAAAAAGAATTTTGGGAAGATTTTAAGGCCACAGTTGATGTGGTTATTACGGGTGAAAATGTTAATATTCAAGCGCAGAATATTAAATATACGAGTTTTGTCCAGTTAGAAACCGACCCGATCAGACGAACCGCTTTAATTGAGAAACTATATGCTATGAATGGGATTGATGTTTCCACTTTGCCTAAATCTACGCCAGGGCAAATGCAACCTGTCAATACCCAATCTGAAGGAATGCCGATAATCGCTCAATCGCAACCGCAAACAATTTGATATAAAAAAGTTTTATGAGTAAAAAAGAAATAAAAAAGTTGGAGCAAAAAAAGTTAGAAAAGCTGAATAAAAAATATCCAAATGCTAAGATAATAAGTGACGTAAAGTCTTGCGAAGACAGGATAAATGAGAAAAGAAAAAAATTATTAGCATTGCGAAACGAGGTTATACTGACGGCTTATCAGCAAATTGAAATTAAAAACATTACCGATGAATACGAAAAAGCAAAAAATTGGCTTATTAAAGCTGGTGAGGAAATATTTGAAAAACTATTAGATAATCAAATCGGCTTATTAGAAGCAGTGAGAGATGGTAAAGTCATAACTAACATAAAACATTAGAAAAAATGAGCTACAATATAGTCATAATCAGACAATTTCTTAATGATAAAAAAGGTGAAGAGGTTATTAAATATCTGGAAGATAAATTAGGAGAATTGGATAGCATTAGGGGGATCGCGGATGTTATCGGTAGCGAAACAGTGGTAGAAATCAAAGCTCAGCTTAAAGCTTATAAAAAATTAGAAGAGATAATTAATAATCTGAAAAGTTGGCAACAGCCGATTAAGACTGCTAAAGAGATTGAAGATAATTTGGAAAAAGACTCTTTATTAGTCAGGAAATTTTAAAGGTCGGGTTAAAAAAAACAATTAACGATTAAAATTTATGAGAAAATCGAAAGAATTGATTCAAACTGAACCTGTGGCAGTTGAATCTGAGGCAACTCCAATTTCAGAGCCTGCCCTGGAGGTAAAACATATCAGTGAAAAGCATAGTATTGATATTTATGATTATTCAGGGGTTTATGTCAGGACTTACTCTGAACAGAAACATGGGGATAATTACATAAAATTAGCCAAGCAATTCGTCGGCGCCGAGAAAAATCAAACTCGCACCGTTTTAGGAATTTTAACACCTAAATATGTCATTAAATAACGAACCAAGGGATAGGGAATTAACCCCTGCGGAACAAGAAAGGATTTTAGGAAATTCTGAAGTTAAGGCGTGGGAAGAACAAGAAAAACAGGCTTTTATTGAAAGAAACGCTTATAAATTCCAACCACCGAAGCAAAGAGAGTAGTTTTACAATTAAAAAAAATCTTATGAAGTTGATAGTTACACGTGTGCTATTAACAGTTTTCATAAGATTCTGTTATTAGCTAAAAAAGGGCGGACTATCATCCGCCCTTATTATTATTAAAGCCGAAGATTCGGCCAAACAAATATGTCAGATGACATTACTAAAGCCGCTCAAGACGGCGCAGACGCAAATCTTGACGAGTTTAAGCCTCGCACCGAAGACGAGATTCGTCAAAGTGTAATTACGGAATTTGAATTGGATGAGGAAATTGATACCGACAGGATTGATAAACTCGTAAAAAAAGAGGTTGAATATGAGAAAAAATTTTCAACAGTATTAAGGCAAAAACAGGATTATCGGGATAAGTTTAAGCAGGAAGGCGAAACTAAAACCCAATATATCCAACGGATGAAAGATGCCGGCCTTGATCCTGAAACTGGACAACCGCTTAAGAAAGACTTGACTTCAGATGACATTGATAAAAGACTTGATGAAAAACTGGATAATAGGCTTTTTGAAAGAGGTTTGGACAGTTTGAAAATTTCTGATGAGGTTAAAAAAGAACTCAGGGATTATTGTAAATTTAAAAAAGTTTCTCTCGAAGAGGGGCTTGAGAGTTCATTCATTCAATCTTTAATTTCAGAAGAAGATAGGGAGGCCATGAATGAGTCGGCATCTCTTATGGGAGGAAGGATAGCCAGATCTGCCATAACTAAGGTTAAAGAGCCGGATAAGGCCAATTTTGACCTTAAAACAAAGGATGGACGCACAGCGTACTCAGACGCTTGCCTTAAATATAAAAATTCTTTGATTGGTGGATAGGTTGTTCTAAAATAATTAAAAGATTATGGCAACGACAGATAATAGTTTATCACCATTTTCACCGGAAATTTGGGCGCCTGAAATCCAGGATGTTTATTTCCGTGAAAATGTAGGATTGGCGCTGGCTAATACCAGCTTGGACGGACTTGCTCAGTATGGCGATACGTTAAACCGACCGTATGCCGCGCCGATTGTTGATGTTGCTTATACTCGTGGCACGGCTTTAACCCCTGTGGGGCAAGCTCCGACCAATGAGTATCTAAGCGTGGATACATCAAGGGCTTTATGTCATTATTATGATGACTTGGACGAAGTGCAAAATAAATATGATTGGGCTAAGATTTGGGCGCAGAAAGCTGGCCGAACTTTATCCAATAGGGTGGATCAAGCGTTTTTCGCTGAAGTGTCCAATGCAGGACAGTATATAGACGCCGGTGATGTGGGTGGAAGCGCGGGATCTTATATCACCCTTACCTCGGATAATGTGTATAAAACATTTTTAGCCGCAAAAAGAAAATTGTCTTTACTTGACGTCCCTGACAAAAATTTATTTTTTGCGATGGGACCCAGGGGTTATGAATATTTACGAATGTATTTGCAGGGTAAAGACACTAACGTTGGTGATGAAGTCGGTGAAAACGGTTTGATTGGTAAAAGAAACGGTTTTGAATTGTATGAAACCAATAACTGCTATTTTACCGCCACTCTAGCCATGGCTACCAATCCTACTGAAGGCGACACAGTTACTCTTGGCGGTGTGGTATTTACTTTTAATGCCACTCCTTCAGGAGCTGGTTCGGTTGATATAGGTAGCACTGCCGCTATTTCGGTTGATAATTTAGTGGCTGCGATTAATGATTCAGGGACTGCCGGAACTACTTATATTCAGTTATCGGCTGTTAATAGATTTAAGTTAGTCAAAGCCGGTGTTGTTGCTACTGACGCCACTACTTCTATCACCATCGTAGCTTATGGCGAACTTGCCACCGCTGAAACTTTAACCGCCACAGCAGATATATGGTCATTGCAATATGTCCATTATTTTGCCGGTGAAAAAGGCGCTGTACAAATGGTCGTTCAAATTCCGCCTAAGATTAAATTCCAGGATGCTCAGTTAATGTTCGGTAAATATCTCTTGGGACTTTGCTACTATGGCAAAAAGACTTGGGCTGAATCAGCAACCAGACTGATAGACATCAGAGTTGCTGCCGGGAGTTGGACTAACTAATTAACTTAAAAACCCTATGTTTAAAAAAGTTATATACATTGGGCTGACGGTATCCATTGGATTTA